AAATTAAAAACAATGCTTGTAATGATAGGGTATAGCAATATAATCCCTATTTTATAAGCGTTTGGTCGATACGTTTATAGAACAATATCAGCAAAAACAAAAACTCCAAACTAAAAGGAGCATCAATAACAAAACATTGGAAAAAATCACAAAACAAGAAATGTCATACTTAATCAATCTAAAAATTCTCAAGCAATACCACGGAAACTACGGAGATAATCTAGTAGTAATAGGAAAATTCAGTAGCGGAAAACGTAAACAACGCTACATTACAGACCCATACTATAATTATCTTTTAAGATTGAAGCAAAATGACAAAAATAAACAGACTATTAATGACGTAAAAGAAAATCAGAGGTATTTGTTTATGGATAGTATGGATAATGGTAACAGTAACAGTATAATCACTAGTAATAGTGAACGTGTCTTATGATAATATGTAGTAAAATAAATAATGAATGGTGGTAATTAATATTGCAGAAAAAGTGTTCTAGTGACACCAATTGCCTGATGCAATATTCAAAAGAAATATTTGAACAATTTGATAAAGTATATATTGTTGGTTATGTACTCCGTGAACTGGAGAGAAATAAACATAGTATAAACGAAGAAAAGAAATATCTTTCTAGAAGAGCATGTAGAGATATTGAAGCAAATAGGGATAAAGTAGTTTATTTTGTTAGTGAAAATAAATATGATATGCCTGAATGTTTTGATAAGGATATTGTTGATAATCGAATTATATCAAACATGAGAGAATTATGTGTAAAAGATAATGAAATAATTGCATTAAGTAATGATATTTTGTTTAGATTTACTTGTGAATCTATTGATATTATTTGTGAAAAGTTTGGGAATCAGAGTGAAGATGTTTCAGAAAAATACAATGGAATCAAAGAAGTATTTTTAACAGAAAGAGATTATGTAAGAGTAAGAGATAGTGAAATAAATCAACTTGATTGTTTTCCTAATGAATATGTGATTATCAATAATACAACAAAAGATGAACAATATTTGTATATGTGGAATGGTGAATATCTTGAAGAAGTTAAGGTAAAACCAATAACTAATAAATATCTCGGTACAAAAGATGCGGTAGTACATTTTGACTTATATCAAAAAGCATTTATACATATGCTTCAGAATGAAAATGTAAAAATCATGATTACTGACTCAATTTACGGAGCTGGAAAATCTTATATTATGTTACATTGGGCATTACAACAATTGGGAAGTAATAATAATGGTAGATATAGTAAAATGTATTTTGTGAAAAGCGATTCACCACCTGATAATAGAAAACCATACCCTGCAATCCCAGGAGGTATACTAGAAAAAAGTGAAGGAATTCTTGGAGTTTTATGTGACACTACATCTGAAGATAGTATTAGTGAATTTATGAATAGAAATAATAAAATTGAAGTTTTACCAATTCAATTTGCAAAATCTAGAAGTTTACAAAATTCAATTTTATTTATCACAGAAGCACAAGATTTTACTCCTTCAGAAATGGAGAGATTACTTTCTAGAATTGGGGATGATACCGTTGTTTTATTAGATGGATCTACAAGACAAATTGACAATAGATATTGTAAATATAGAAATGGTCTTACAATTGCTAGTGAAAATTTTAAGAATAAGAGTAATGCTGCACAAGTTAATATGATTGTAGATTATCGTAGTGATATTAGTAAAATGATTAGTGAAATGGATTGGCATGATTAAGTAGTGGTTTTATTATGTTATTTTTTGGATATGTCATGTTGTGATAACACACCTCTATCCATCTTTAATATTAATTCAAGGAGGGAAGATTCTTATAATGAAGTTTGGTTAGCGTAAATTAGATATTAGTTAAATAAATTATAACAACTTAATTAATAAAAACACGGGTCTGGTACTAAAAGTACGCAGATACTATTAAATAATAAAAGGGGATAATAATTTTGAATAAGCAAGAAGCAATCGCAATGGTATCACAAATCGTAGAGGGAACAAAAGTAGAGTCTGAGAAATATGTAGAAGCAGTATTGAAAGTATTTGAATATTGCGTTGAAAATAAAGAATCTTTGAAATTTGTTGGACACTTTTCAATGGAAGTTGTAGATCGTGCCGAAAAAAATGGCGTGAATCCTAAGACTCAAGAGAAAATTGTAATTCCAGCTACTAAAGCAGTTCGTTTTAAAATTGGAAAAAAACTAAAGGAAATGGCTAAAGCATAAGAGAGGTAATGTGTTTACATAACATATTGTACCATTAATATCCTAGAGACTAGATACTTACAAGGTATTTAGTCTCAACATTAAATAAAATAAATTAAAAGGTGGAATTAACCAACAATGGCAAAATCCAAACTTACTGAGACAAAGAAAATCACGCACAAATTAGCATCTGAAGGTGAATTAACAATTGATGGACAAATTGCTGTCATTAACATTCCAGATGAAGGCGTTAAAAATTTAATTGAGTTACTTAAAAATTTCTCAGGAAAATATGTTAAATTTTCTTTCACAGAAGAGGAAGTTGAAGATGTAATTGAAGAGGATGCTGAAGAAGATATAGAAGATGAAGACTAATCCTACCAAATAAATATTTTTAAAGTAGCTTAACACAATAAATAAATATGAGATGAAATTAATTATGTTTATTGAAGGGATGATTAAATTGCAGGAAATTGATAGAGGTTAAACATTTTTACAGATATAATGAATTTGGCGATTCATTGGTAATACCTTAACTAACCACATTGAGGTCAGAAATGGCTCCTGACGCACTCGAAAGAGTACCTGAGATGATTGATACGCCGGCAATCCAATGTGGTTTTAAACCTATAATTAATACATAGAGAGTGATAATGTGCACAATTGTCACTCTCGCAGAAAAAACATAATAAGCAGAGTTTTTGCTAGGCGAAATTTTAATATTAATAATTTTTAATATTATCAGGACGCTAAAGATTTTTAAATGCTTATAATCAGATAAACTACCGTTGGAAGGCATGGGTAGTGTCTGAATCCAAATATTCCATTAGTGGGAGGAGGATACATAAAAATATTCTTCTTATAATTAGACAATTCAATTTGCCAATATTCTTCCCTCTATAAATTGTTGTGGTGATGATTTTTTGAAAATTGCATAGCCAAACAGCAACAATAAAAACTTATTTTAGGGCTTGATAAAATTAGGTCAACGCTAGTGCAATTGCGAACCTTCCCTAAAATCATGTGCATAAGTTATTAAGACCTTGAAAGACAGGCATTGCTCTGAAAAGAGTATGAGGTTTTTAGATGCACAAATTATTAGATATTCCCCTCATCACTCATTGTTTGTTCTCTATGGCGTTAATCACAGTTCATTTAAACTTTAGCGATAGAGACAAATGGCATACTGCAATGAGATTGATGAAATATATAAATATGCCAAATTACAAATAAGGTGAATTTATAAGGGGTAGATTCACCTTCATATTAAATGGGTGGATAGGGCAGTTGAAAATACACAATTCCAGCCACAACAAATTGAATTGAGTTAATAACTCTAACAAAGAATAAAATTTAAAAATACAAATTGAAAGAAGGAATATTAATGTATAATTCACAAAACACTAATTCAACAATTTCACTAAAAGAGTCATTCAGAATTATAAACATCCTAGATCAGCATACATCTTCTCTCTTATCCTATATCTCTAATAAATCAAATTCATTAAAAGTAGAAGAAATTCATTTAAAGTCAAAAGTAACAGATAATCAAGATGAAATAATTGATCAAACTACAGAGCGTCAATATAAATGTTCTGTAACTGATATTTCTTTTCTAATTTCACAATTAATTAGTCAAAAACTAGAATTATCTCTCGCTATAGAAAATGCGAAGAAAAATTTATTCCTTGATTGGAAGGAAAATGATGAGAATTTAACACTAGATACTGGTATTCTATTTGCTAAAAAGAGTAGAGAATTATCTAATAGTCTTAAATATTTGCTTGACTTAAAACCATCTGAAGCAAAGTCATTCGGCAAGGATTATATATTCAATCTGGAGAAAAATCAGACTGAATATAAATACCCAATAGAGAAGAAGACAACTTTAGATTTTGACAGAAGTGAGATTAATACTTTGTATAAGTCTATGCTAAATCGTTCAAACACATTGTCGATTCAGATAGAAAAGGCCATGATGCAAGATATTGTAGAATTTTCACCGATTTATGATATTTTATCATCTACATCAGAAATTGTTGAAGAATATTTAAGTAATTTATAGGAATCAACAAAATCTAATTAACTATGACAATTAATAAAGGGATTGCCAACCACAATTCCTTATTAAAACAACTAACCAGAAGCAAAACAAGATATAGACTATTTTATACACATCTTAAATTAGATATTAAATCTTATTTCAAAAATAAAACTCAAATAATAAAGTTTAGAATAAATTCTAAAACTGATTTAAATATAAATTGGTAATATCTCATTAGAGGTATTGATAATATAATAGTATGGACAATTAATAAAAAATAAATTCATAAATAGTCTTATTTTGCTTGCTTTTCTGGTTAGCAATATAGAAGTCGTTTGTGCTTTATGCACGTTATATTGTCCATCTAAAGAAATTTAGATGTGGTCAAACAAGGGAGATAAATCATATTATCATAATTATTCTCCCTTCTCTATTCTATCAACAAAAATATCTGTTACGAGTGAGCAGATTTTAAATTACTGATTCAAAAAGTGGGAAGTACGAGTGACTTCCCCAATACATACTAAATGAGTTTGACAGTGATATCTCAGATAAAAACTGTCACCTAACAATCCAAGAAAAACTGTATTTGATAGGAGTTTAAATTAGTAATATCATCAGTCCTTAGATGGACGAATATAATAACCCTTGCCGAAAGGCATGAGGATTGTAAGTGTATTTTTTACATTTGCCATGATAATTTTGCTCAGATGAGTACGAGAGAATTGTTAGAAAAACTTTGTAGGATGAGTTTTGTTTATAACGCAATTGAATGGATTGGTTTCCAGATTGTTTGATAGCGTGCTATTTTTAGAGTCCTACACTATATATGTATATTAATCTAGAGAAGCTTACAACACGCTTGTAGGGTTTCTCATTTGATTATAGATGATTGATGTTAATATTACTGATGTATTCTCTAGCAAGGAGGATTAATAAAAATTGAATAAAGAAGAAAAATACACAATTTGCCCTAAATGCGGATTTGAAAAATACTGGCCTAAATACATTAATTATAAGAATATTACTTTATGTAATAGATGTGGATATTGGGAACCAAAGGATATTGGTAATGGGTTAGAATCATTTGAATTAGAAGATAATCATAAGGTCGATAATGATTAATTAAAATTGAAAATAAATAAATATTGAGGTTATTAATGTCTAAAGATAAAAATGAGCTTTACATTATAGGCGTAGACTTCAAGAATGATAGAGATAAATATAAAACAATACTTAATACTAAAACACCTTCATGGAATGATTTAAATAAACATAATGATTATCCTTTCAAAACTGGAGAACATTATCGGCAATTTATCAAGAAAAGGCAGGATCGCGATGGTACATTAAAGAAGTTGGAAGTTAATAGGGAAATTATTAGAGATTTTATTGCCGAGAAGAAGATTTCTGATCTTGACTTGAAGGAAATAGAGTTAAAGAAGGAAAGAGTAAAACTACAAGATTTAAGAACTTCTATCAATAAAGACATCCGTAACTTAGCAAGAAAGGAATCTTTAAATGACTTAATTAAGGAGTCAATTAAGGATTTAAAACCTTTAGAATTTATTGAACCAGAACATACATATGGCGAAGATAATGAGATGGTAGTTCAAATTTCAGATTGTCATTTCGGTTTAACCGTAGATAATGAATTTGAGAAATACAATGAGGATATTTTTCTTAAAAGATTAGCAAATTACACTTTGCAAATATTAGACATTAAGAAGAAAGAAAAGATTAATAAGTGCCATTTATGCTTCTCAGGCGATGCCTTATCGGGAATTATTCATGAAACAATTATAAGGAATAATCAATATGGAATTGTTGAACAAACTAAAAGATTTTCAGAATATATGTCTAAATTTATTGAGAAATTGAGTAATCATTTTGAAGAAATTATTATACATTTTGTGACAGGCAATCACAGTCGTAATAACGAATTCAAAGATAAGGCAGAAAATAAAGATAGATACGAGAATTTTGTATTAGAATTTATGGAATTGAGAACTTCTAATTTGAAGAATGTTAAGTTTGAGAAGTCTATATTAGATAATACAATAGCCGAATTCTATGTTAAAGGTCATTATTGTTGCTTGAGTCATGGTGACAATGATGTGCCTAAAAATGCTCCTAGTAGGTTTTTATCATTATTAGACAAGAAACCTAAATTTATCTTCTTGGGACACAGACACAGATTTGAGATAATTACTGTAGATAAATGCAAAGTTATTACAAGTGGAGTTTTTATTAACTTTGATGAATATTCGACAAATCACAGATATGTAGGCGAGGCAAGTCAAACTGTAACTATTATTGGTGAGCAAGGATTTATTTGTGCTTATGATTGTGTGATTTAATAAAATATAAAATAATAGAAAGAATATGAGGATATTTAAATGGCCTTTGAGAAGATAATGTTTAAGGAAATTATTACAGATGGTAAATCAGAATTTATGATCAATAATAAATTTGTAGACAAAGAAACATATGATAAAGTCTCCTCGGATGAATCATTATACGTCTTGCCTCCATTACCTAAAATGAATGGAAGTCCTGAAAATAGTTGTAAAGTTGTTGACATCAATAAAAATAGAGATAATGATGAATTTGAATTCTGCCAATGTGAACAATGTCAAGAGCTTTTACAAGTAATTGATGATATTAGAGAAATGGATGATAATGAAGCACTTGAGGGATTACAAAACTATATTGAATCAATCAAAATAAAAGCTCATTTGGAAACGGCATCTCAAATATATAATGAGATTGGAAATAATATGATAAAGGTTTCTGGCAAATTAGAAGATCAATTAGATGAGTTTTTAAGTCAGTTTGAGGTTGTAGAAGAGTAAATATTATAAATAATTGTATTATTACAAAATAAAAAATAAAGGCAGGAATAATATAATGCGTATTTTTAACAATGAATCAATGTGGGATGTTGAGAATCAGAAATGGTACGATACATACAGTATTAATGGGAAAATTGTTGATGAAGAAATATATCATGAACAATTAGAAGTTGAGATGTTAGTCGCAGATGATGAAATGGAATTAGAGGATGAATCATATCTCTGTAAATGTTGTTCTTGCGATAATGATGATTGTGATGATTATAATTGTACATGTGATAAACCTGATTATTGTGAAGATAATGAGGTGGAAGATTATATTGATAATGATTTAGTTATCCAATGTGATTGTCCAGATTGTGTAGAGCAAAGGAGAATTGATGCTTTGGAATATGAAGACGAATGTGAATTTTGCACTTGTGATTATTATACTGAAGAGCGAGAGCAGAGTGTGATTACCGAATTTCTTGATATGCTTTTTAATCCAGAAGGTGCTTGCAGGGAATGTGTAATTGAGAAATTCATTGATAGTTTATATACTTTTAAAAATTTTGGAATTAAAGAAACAAAAGAGAATATGAAAGAGTGGTTGGATGATTAATTGATTATACATTACAATAAATAGTTTAAAATCTAAGTTTTAAATTAATATTTTAAGTTTTGTGGGTAAGTCGATAATCCAAGCAGAAATGTTTGGATTATTTGTTAAAATTTTAACTCAGATAGTAGGCATCTAAATTTAGGTGTCTATTTTTGTGTGTTAAAACACAAATGGGATAGTGAATAGCTACACGAAAAGGAGTTTGCCTTAACTCTCTTCCCACTTATTTTCTAGAAGGCAACATTAGAAGGCGGTGTATTTATGTTAGACAAAGAAAAACGAAAGCATTATAAGAATAAACGAAAAACTCAAGAAGAATTTGAAAAAGAAGTTTATGATTTAGTAGGGCAAGAATATACAGTAATAGGCGAATATGTAACTGGGAAAACAGATATCATTATGAGACACAATATATGTAATAGAGAATATCCTGTAAAACCTCGCAATTTTTTATATAATAAAAACAGATGTCCATTATGTAACCACGATAAAAGAAAGATTGCATATAAGGGTGATAATAATCTTAATTATAAAAGTGGTTCAGATATTACATATAGTTTAAGTAAGCATTTAAGACATTATATCGTTGATTGGCGAAAAAATATAATGCGAGAATCATATTATACATGCTATATATCTGGACAAAAAGGTGGGAAATTACAAGTACATCATTTATATAATTATAATCAAATTATGTTGGATGTATTGAAAGAATTACATTTAGAATTAAAAGGGATTTTTAAATATTCTGAAACAGAGATGATTAATATAGAAAATTTATTTGCTGATAAACACGTAAAAAATTTGGGAGTTTGTTTATCTAAAGATGTTCATCTTTTATTCCATCACACATATGGAAATAAAAATAATTCCATAGAACAGTTTGAAGAATTTGAAAAAAGATATAGTAGTGGAGAATTTATTAATGAAATAGAAAAGATAAAAAATAAAATAACATTAAATTTGCAAAAGGCGAAGCAAGAAAAGAAAAATAAAAAAATGAAAGTTGTTAAACTTAAAATAAAAAAACCGAAAGAAATTAAAATTAAATTGGAAAAAGTTAATGGACAGGAAATGAAAAGATGTAGTAAGTGCAAAGAAATTTTTCCTTCAACAAAAGAATATTTTTATGGAGATAAGAATAAAACAGACGGATTAGTTAGTGCTTGTAAAAAATGTGATAGAAATACTAATAAAAAACCACGCAAACCTAAATATAAACCTAAACGAGCAAGAGGAGAAGCTACAAAGGGTATTAAGAATCCTAATGCAAAGTTGACTGAAAAAGATGTTCTAGAAATAGTATTTATGTTATTAAATGGTATTAAACATACAGAAATAGTTAAAAATTATAATATAGGCACTGATATAATCTCTCATATAAAAAGTGGTCGCAGATGGGGACATTTACTAGATGAAGATACTAAGAATAAATTATTGAAGTTAAAATGTAAAAAATTAAATGAACAATTAGTTAGAGAAATTAAAATCCTACTTATTAAAGGTGAAAAGGTTAAGATGATTGCCGATTTATATGATATATCAGAAGGGTCTATATATGATATAAAAAATAACAGATCATGGAAAAATGTAGTAATTACAGAAAAGGATTTAGAAGAAGTTGGTTAGTAATTAATTTCTTCTTTAATTAAAAGAGGTGAGATCAATTCCAAGAGTCGGGAAAAATAAAAATATTGAAACGACAAATAAAATTATTATTGATCCGTCAGTTAAATGTACGCGATGCGATAGCAATGAATTTTATCTTAGCAAAAGCGATGTAAATAAAAAAACAGAAAAGATGACAATTTGCAAGAGTTGTTTAGAAGAATATTATCAAGAATATGTTAAAAAACATGATTCATATAAAAAAGCTTTGTGGTACTTATGTAGAAAATTTGATTTACCATTTTCACATTCTGCTTATACTGGTGCAGAAAGTCATTCAAAAAAAACAAAATGGACAATAGTTCAATCATATTTTAAAATGTTAAATTCTTTTGGTAAAAACAATAATTATGGTACTTGTTTTGATGAAAGTGATCAATACGAAGAGATTGAAAATGATTGTAGTGTAAATGTAATTATTGATGAAGACTTTGAAGTAACTCCAGAAATGGTTGGATTTTGGGGAAGTAATTATTCTAAAAGTGAGTATTATTATTTAGAAAATGATTTATCTAGATTAGTATCATCTTATGAATGTGACTCATATGCACAAGAAACTCTTTTTAAAGATATTGCATTACAAAATTTAACTATAAAAAAGAAAAGAGAAACAGGTGAAGATGTAAATAAGGATCTAGAAGCCAGAGGAAAACTATTGGGTGATGCTAATATTAAACCAGCACAAGAATCTGGAGCGAATGCTTCAGATCAACTTACATATAGTGTTTTAATTAAAAAATGGGAAAATGAAGAACCTATTCCAGAACCAGATGAAGAATGGAAAGATGTAGATGGAATCGGAAAGTATATTAGAGTATGGTTCTTAGGTCATATTTGTAAAATGATGGGTATTACTAATGAATATTCAAAAGAATATGAAGATGAAATGGAAAATCTAAGAGTTAACATACCTTCAAAAGAATTTAATATTGACGAAATAGATGAAGGTGAGTAAATGGGAAATTATCAAGTAAATAGGAATAAATATTCAAAAGGTTCATTGGGGTTCAAGGGTAGGAATTTTAATAAATCTAACGATAATGTAACAAAATCTGAAAAATTAATGAATGGTGTTGCCAAATGGACTTCATTTTATAGAGAGAACCCTCAAAGATTTTGTAAGGATTACCTAAATGTACATTTAAAAATTTTCCAGCAGATTTTATTATATATGATGTTTCATTATGTTTATGTAATGTATATTGCTGCAAGATCCCAAGGTAAAACTTATTTAACTGCTATTTTTTGTATATGTCGATGTCTGCTTTATCCTGGGACTAAGGTAGTGGTCGCAAGTGGTTCCAAGGGTCAGGCAATGAAAATAGTAACAGAAAAGATTCCAGAAATTATGATGAATTCTCCAAATTTGAAGAGAGAAATTATTAAAATTTCTACATCTATGAACTCAGATGACCCAAATATAGTTTTTGCTAATGGAAGTTGGATTAAGGTCGTAGCGTCCAATGATAAGGCTCGTTCTGCCAGAGCGCATATTTGCGTATATGATGAATTTCGGATTATTGATATCAATATATTAACAAGAGTTCTACGAAGATTTCTTGGTACGCCTAGACAACCAGGATATCTAAAAAAAACTAAATATAAACATTTACAAGAAAGAAATCAAGAGATTTATTTAAGTTCGGCTTGGTTTAAATCACATTGGGCATGGAATAGATTTCAATCTTTTTTCAAAATGTTTACTAAAGGTAAAAAGTATTTTATTTGTGGTCTTCCTTATCAGTTATCTGTTCAAGAAGGGTTGTTAATGAAGGAACAGGTAATTGATGAAATGCAGGAGGACGATTTCGATACCTTGTCTTGGGAAATGGAAATGGAATGTATGTTTTTCGGAGAATCAGAAAAGGCATATTTTAAATATGATGATTTAAATAAAAGCAGAAGTATTACAAAACCGTTTTTACCAATGAGTGATATGGAATATATCCAATACAAGGGGGAAAAGAAGAAACACAAATTTTACAAACCTAAAAGAGAAGATGAAATTAGATTTCTTGGTGTGGACTGTGCTTTAATGGGAGGTCGTCAGAATGATGCAAGCGTATTCACTTTTATAAGATGTATTCCGAGTGGAGATGAATATATAAAAACAATTGAATATATTGAAGCTATAGAAGGGCAACATACAACATTACAAGCATTAAGACTTAAGCAAATATTTTATGATTTAGACTGTGATTATTGTGTAATGGATACGGCAGGAAATGCTATTGGAATTTATGACGAGATTACAAAAATAACATTTGATAATACTAGGGGAATAGAATATCCTGCTTGGTGTGCCATGAATGATGACAGAATGCAAGAAAGAGCTTATGATAAAAATGCAGTTCCTTTGATATTTTCAATTAAAGTAGCTGGGGCAACAGCATTACAAGTTAATCATGAAATGGCAACATATACAAAAAATCAATTTGAAAAGAAGAAAATAAAGTTATTATGCTCTGAGATTGAAGGAAGAGACTATTTAATGGACAATAAAGATTCTCTGAAACTAGATGCTGATGAAAATGCAAGAGTAATTGCCAATTATTTTCAGACAACACGCTTAATTCATGAGATGATTAATTTAGAAATGGAAGTTAAAGGTGGATATATTAAACTTACAGAACCATCTGGTCATAGAAAAGACCGTTTCAGTTCATTGTCATATTCTCTATATTTTATAAAATTAAAAGAGTCGGAATTAAGAGTTGAAAAAGATACAAGAGATGATTTTGATATTCTATCTGCTTACACAATATTCCTATAATTAAAGAAAGGAGGTTTCTTTACAACAATGACAAAAAAGAAAGTCACAAATACAGATACTCTACCTCTAACAGAACAAGAAACATGGGATGTAATATCTTTCGCAAAGCAAATGTCTGGAGCATATAACAACATTTATACACCTGATTTAGTAAATGCTCGTATGAGAGACATGAATCTTAATCCTATTGCTGGAACACAAGATATTATTGATAAAGCATTATTAAATCCAAAAGAAAATGAGAAAGAATTAAGAGGACTTTCTGAATATTTCGAGATGATAGATATGCTCTATAAACGTCAAATTCAATTTCTAGGTAATTTACTTTCATGGGATTTAACATATACTTGTACAAATGCAGAAATAAAAGATTATAATACTCCTGCATATAAAAAAGATGAGAAAATATTAGAATCATTTTTACAGAAATTTAATTATAAAAAAGAATTTAAATCTATTTTGCGTCAACTAATTAGAAGAGAAACAATGTTTTGTGTTTTTCGTGAAGATGGAGATCAATATTTATTACAAGAATTAAATATTGATTATTGCAAAATTACTGGTAGATGGGATTATGGATTTTTATGGGATTTCGATTATACATATTTTTTATCTAATCCTGGAGTAGATATTCAAATGTATCCAAAATCGATGCAAAAACAATATATAGGAATGTTAAAAAACACTAGTAATAAATATATTCCTCACAACCCAATTGATAAACGTAATTCTTCATATATTTATTGGAAACAAACTAGCCCAGTTGATGGATTTTGGTGTTTTAAATTTAATCCTGAATTAGCAACAAATGTCCCATTCTTTGCACCTCTTTTTTCAGAATTAGTAATTAGACCAATGATTAGAAAATTACAAACATCAAAATATATTATTGAAGCAAGTAAAGTTTTGATTGGTTTAATTGGATTTAATAAAGATACAAAAAGTGGTTCGGTAAAAGACGCTTTACAATTAAGTCCTGAAACCGCTGGTAAATTTGCTTCTTTGGTTAGGCAAGGATTAGCGAAAGAAATTAATTTTGCAATTGCTCCTTTTGAAGATATTAAATCATTTGAATTTAGTGGTTCTGCTACCAATATATTAGATCAATATAATAAGGTAGCAGTTGCTAGTAGTGGAAATAACTCTAGATTATTATACACTACTGACAGAACCAATGCGGAAGAAAGTCGTAATAGTTTATCAATTGATGAACAAGTAGTTACTTTTATGTATCCGTATTTTGAAGATTTTATGAATTATTTTATAAATAAGAAAACTAAGAAATATAAATTTCAGATCCATTTCGAAGGTACTCAAATGCCAGCAAGTAGGAAAGAAAGATTAGATAATGCGAATGCTTTAGCACAACTTGGTATGGTGTTGCCACAAAGTTTTGCAGCAGCATTAGGTAAGAATCCCTTTGATTTTGAAAGAGAATTGGCAATGGCAAAGGCCAAAGGATTTGTAGATGGTCTAACTCCTATTGTAATGGCATCGCAGATGAGTGGTAAAGATAATGAAAATGGGAGACCAACATCTGAAAAATCAGGAAAAGAAATATCTGACAGTGCAGAGATAACTCGTCAAAATGGATCTAATATAGAGAAAGGAACAGGTAAAATTTAAGGTGGTGTCTTTATAAATGTATATCATAAATCCTACGTCTATATCTAATATTTTTAAAACAACATCACAATCCGTTAAAGATTATCTAATTAAAAATAATATTCCTTTATTGAGTGATCAAGAAGGGATTTTTTATTTTAGTAACACAAAAAAACTACAAGAAATATTAGATAATTTACCATCAACTTTGAGATTTCTTAAATAGTCAGTATTGAGGATATGTCATGTCGTGAGACACACCGCTATCCTCTTTATCTTTTAATTTTAGATAAGGAGGAAATAATGAGCAAATGGGCTGCTAAAGAAATAGAGATTGTCAAAAATAATTTAGACAAAACAAACGAAGAAATACAAAGATTATATCTACCTCAAAGAAGTATCGAAAGTATTCGATATATATTAGGGAAAAACAAATGGCACAAAATTAGGGGTAGACAATGGTCAGACGAAGAAACAAAGTTGTTTATAGAGTTATACCCAAATAGTAGTTTTGAAGATTTATCTAAGATATTTATTGGTTTAACAAAGAGCGAATATAGTTGGATGCGTGATAAATTTAATTTACATCAATCTAAAAGTAGGGAGTCCGAAAGAAGAAAACAAAATGGCACAAAAACTAAAACCTATTTTTCTAAAGATAAGAAAGATTATTTAATTAGTCTTTATAATAATAATGATTTGGAAAGTTGTATTACGCAGTTTTTAGAAAAATATCCAATGCAAAACAATAAATTTTTAATAAATTATTTGTTTATAAATAATTTATTAAGAGAAAATGACTTATTGAATTTAAAACGTTTATATTTAATATATGATATTAAATACTTAAGCACTGCATTTGCGTGTTACAAGCAAACACTTTCTAATAAAAATATTAATGTTACTGTATATTCTAAAGAACATACAAAATTATTTTTTAAATATTGGTTAAAGATTAATAATAAATATCTATCAAGAAATGAGTTAATATCACTTATTAGTTTCAGAGATTTATTCAGAGAATCAAGACTAGATAGAAGTATTAGCAATAACTTTAAACATTATTATGAATTTATACAATATGTTTTTCCGCAATACAAAATACATCCTTGGGAACTTGGGGTTCAAGTACCTAATAAATTTTGGGAAAACAAATATAATGTATATTGGATGATTAGAGAAGGTATTAAGAGTTTAATTGCTAATAATATAATTAAACAAGAAAAAGATGTTATATTGTTACCAAGAGAAGCAATATGTAATTATTTTAATATATTAGCATTTAGGATGTACGGATACAAAGAGTTATTCTGTGATTATTTTAAGTGGAAAAACATTGCTCTAGACTATAATCAAATAAAACTAATTGATAACCAGAGATTTGATAGTTTGGAAGAAATGTCAGTATATAATTTTATCAAAAATTTAAAATTTGATATTAGAAAATATCCTAGAAAAGATAAATTATTTAATATTAAATATAATGAATCATATATTCCAGATTATTATCTTATATTTAATAATATTAAAATCATTATTGAATATTTTGGTTTATATTATCCAACAAATACTTCAGACTTCATAAATACATACGTTAACAAAACACATCGAAAAAATGAATTTTATCATGATAATGAATATTATTATATAGATTTATATCCAGAAGATATCAAAGATGGTTTTAAAGGAGTTGAAAATAAATTAACTTCTTTTTTTATTAATAAACTTAATATAAATTTAAAGGAGGTGAAAAATGAATAAATTATCATTTGCAATAAATAAATTTGATTTAATGGATATTTCTAATAGTGAACTTATGAAAGTGCGTCTTTGGATTGTATCAGAAGGAGATAATCAACATGAAAAACCTATACCTTGGACAGCTATTGAAAATGCAAGACCAACTTTAATAGGAAAACCAGTAGTAGCCAAATACAATCGTTATAGTCAGCAATTAATGGGACACGAATTAGATGAAGTTCCAGTTGGCGTGGTTTTATGCGATAATGATATTTTTTATGAAAAAGATGAAGAAGGTAAACGATGGCTTTGTGCAGATGGAATTATATGGTGTAGATACGCAAAAGATGTCGCTTTTGTTTTAGATAGGGATCAAATACAAAATCTTAGTATGGAAATTATAGTTGTAGAATCAGGTGACAATAATTCAATTGAATCGTTTATATTTAGTGGTATAACCTTAATTTCCACTACTCCGGCCATTGAGAACGCGAGAGCAGAAGTTTTATCTTTTTCTAAGGTTAAAGAAGAGATTGAACACCTTATGTATGATTTTAAAATACCATCTATTGTCAAACAAAATGCAGAAAAAGGAATTTTTCTTAAACAAAACAATCCCAAAGGTGCTACTGCTGTAAATGTAGGCATTGCAAATCAATTAATAAATAATGAATTTGTAAGTTTAGATTTGTTGCATAACATAATAAAGTTTTCAGCTAAGACAAAAACTGAAACCGCACAATATCTTTTAGGAGGGTTTGAATCTTTAGAATGGGCTGAAAACATAATTAATCCACAAACAGAAAAGTTTGAAGAAGTAAAGAAGGAGGAAGAAATAGTGCCTACAGAAGAAATTGAAAAACTTGAAGTTATAGAAAATGAACAGCAAGAAGAAATGGGAGCAGATGCTAACGTGGAAGCAGTAGCACAAGCAGAACTTGCTGATAAACAAGCTGAAACTGATAAAGTATTAGCAGAAGAAAGCAAAGAACAAATGGCTGAAGAGGTTGTACTTGAAGAAAAAATGACTGAAGAAACTATGGCAGAAGAAGTTATTCCCAAAGAAGATGAAGATAATTTTCAAGCAAAATATACAGATATGTCTGAAAAATATGAAGAAATGTACAATAAATATTCTGCACTAGAAGTACAAATGTCTGAAATGACTGCTAAAATGTCTACTTCTGAAGATCAAATGGCTATTTATATGTCAGAAAATGAGCAACTTAAAAAATTCAAATCAGACATTGAAGAAAAAGAAATGTTGTCTGTAATTGAATATACACTTACAGAAGTTATGGAATCTATGCCAAAAGAACAAATGGAAGAATTGCGTGAAGATGCTAAGAATTTTTGTGCAAGTGATCTTAATATTTGGGTAAATAAAGTTAAGGCAGAAGCATTTAGTTTTTCAAAAGGTAAAACTAACAATGATGGAATTATGAAAGTTGGATTACCTTTTGTAAATGAAAATAATAAGACAGAATCTAAAAGTCTTTGGGACAAAATTTAATTTTAAGTAAAGGAGGTAAATAAATAATGGCAATTACTGATAGTGTAAAAGTAGGGTTAAACAGAATGAATAGATCTGCACAAAATGCAACATTAGGTACTCTTATTCAAGGATTTCAAGTAATGACTCCAAATAGTTTATCAGGAACAACATTAACAAAAGCATATTTTGAACCAACGGCATCGGCAACAACTGTAGGGGTTAATTACCATAAATTATTTGCAATTGGTGATATTACAGGAACAACTGCTTATGGTTTCGGCGATCCTGCAAAACCGACAACTGGAGTTATGGCATGTTTTGGTAGAACTTCAGTTGCAACTGGTACACAAACTGACACAGGTGCAGATTTTAGAGTTATTAATAAACTAGTTAATACAGGTGCTAATACAATTCAAGGAGCCTATATTAAAGCAAAAAATTATGCAGATGCAACAGTAGGTGTAGTTAAGGGCTTATTTGTCGAAGTTGTAAATGAGGGAACTGCAACAACAGTATTAGGTATTGAAATTGGTTCTGATGGAACAGTGCCTACAGCTGATGTTAAATTTAGTAATGGAGCATATCTTGTATCTTTAACAACAGCTATTACGGTTAATTCAACAACTACAACTGCTCCTGCTGGATCTCTTGGATTTACTACACACGCAACTGGAGTAGGTAAATTGTTTATGTCTGATGGCTCAAAATGGCAATATGCAGTAGTAGCATAATAGGAGTGAATTTGGTTGGATATTGAATTATTAAATGAACGTTTAAATTTACTTAACGCTCAATTCCAAGATACTCAACAAAAAATAGAACAAGCAATGGCAGATATGAATGCTATTGGTGGAGCAATTCAAGAAGTTAATTATTGGATAAATCAAATGGAAGTAATTTAATAATAAAAATAAAAAATGGAGGTAATAAACAATGGCAAATACCGTATTAATACAAAATGGCGTACAAGCTACAAATGTTGATTCACTAAATAGAAGTGCAGTGTGTGCTGCTAATCTTGACAATGGGCATATTTTTTACTTGGCTACAAAATCTACTACTGCAGGTGAAGGTGAAGTGTGGACAGCAACTCAACCTGCTACTGGAAGTGGATTAAAAATCTCTCTTAAATTGGTAGGAACGACATATATTTCTATTGCCGATGGAAGCATTGGAAATCAACGTACACTTGCTTATCAATTTGAAGTTGCAGATAATTCTACTGGTCTTTGGATGGCTTATTCTCCTGAAGTGGTTGTAACTATTTCTGGAACAAATAAGTTTAAGGGTATCGACCCTGATGTTAGAAATTTTGTAAATATTGCAGGAGATATATTGTCTGCTTTCAAACCAATGGTTGGAGATATTCTTACAATGACTGCTCCTGGTATTACCGGAACAATTGGTTCTAATACTTTTGCAGTTGGTGCAGATGGTCAGTATGCTCTTGCTTGGGCTTCGAGCGCAAATTCTTAATCAATAAACAAATAATAAATATTAATACTACATAATATCAAAAATAATAAGGAGGATTTAACAATATGAAAATTCCAGCTAGTGTAATGACATTTTCACAAGGAAAAACAGAAGTTTATGAGGCTTTCAGAGATTATTTTAATCATTATCGTTCTATCAATGGAAATACGAAGGTTCAGTTTGACAATACAATCTCTTTTGATGAAAAAGGTGCAAAAATGCACAAGGCATTGTTAGGAGAAATTTCTCGCGTATCTGGTCTTGGAAATATGAGTGAATTTAAACCAGAAGTATGGGCTTCCCATCCTACGTTTAATTGGGCAACGTTTTCGGTAATTTCTGCGATGATTGATATGATCTTACCTGAGACATTGGTTGATTCAATGGGATTATATACAGATGTAATCACAGGAGAAATGGCATCTAGTTTTAGCTTTAGAGTAAAACCTCGTGATTTGTTTGTAATTTCTAAAGCAGGTAGAGGTAAGAGAACATCTGAAGTTCACAAACAATTTGATGGAATGGTTACTGCTATTCCCGAAGAGCATGATATTACAGTTCAAGTTAGTTTGTATCGTGTACTTGCAGGAGAAGAAAACCTTGCAGAATTTACCATGAAAGCAGTAAGATCCATTGAAACTCAAATGACTGTAGATGCTTATAATGCATTTAATACCGCTATGACAAATCTTGCTACTGGTGTTGCAGGAACTAAAGTAGTTGGATACAGTCAAGATGCTGCTGTAAATCTTGCACAAAAGATTACAACTTATAATATGGGAGCAAAAAGTATTTTTGTCGGTACACAGATTGCTCTCTCAAAAATTTTACCACAAGATGCCAACTATCGCTACACTCTTGATTCTGAATATGTAAAATTGGGATATACAAGAACTATTTTTGGGTCAGATGCCCTAGTTATCCCACAAGTTGCAGATTTCAAAAATCCTTTCCAACTG